CATGAGGTACGATCGGCCACCGATGGCAGGGACGTGGACGCCGGAGACCATCGGCACGCGCGCGAAGCGTGTCGCGGCGTCGACACGACAACATGGGACGTTCGCCAAGAAACAGCGGCTCGTCACGCGGACCACGATCGACACGCTCCGTCAGCAGATCCGCGAGGAATGCACGCGCCCGCTCTATGGGCCGATCGGGGATCGGTTGGCGGACGCGGCACAGACGACGCGACTCGACCGCGCCGCCGAATCCCTCGCGCGGCTGATCGAGCAAATCGAAACGCGAGAGGCCGACTGATCGCACGCGCATCCTCCACGAAAGGACAGACACATGGGACTCTTTCAACAATTCCTCAATCCACAAGGCCGATGGGAGCGGCGCCTGTATTGCGCCTGGTGCACGCGCCTGTTTCTCGCGCCTGGCTCACGCGCACGCCTCTACTGTTCGCGCCCCTGTCGCAGCGCGGCCTATCGGGCGCGCCTGTTGAGGCCGACCGTCGAGGCGAACGCGATCGATGAGACGCAATCGTGTCCCGACTAGCAATGCGCAACGTGATGCGGTACGCTAGAGCCGAGCGCAATTTTCACGAAAGGATCACGATCCGTGCCACGTAAATTATTCACCCCTGGCATGGCACGACCGGCAGGCGCCGGACGCAAGCCTGGGCAGCAGAATCGGACGACGCTCCAAATCCGTGCGCTCGCGCAACGCTTACTCACGGATCGCGAGTATCAGAAGAATCTCCGCGCGAGCCTGCGCAATCTCACCCTCGACCCTGGCCTCATTCGGATGCTCTATCACTACGGCTACGGCAAGCCGATCGACACGCTCGAAATCTCAGGCCGGAACGGCGGACCCATCGAGGGCGCCGTGCAGATTTATCTGCCGGATAATGACCGCGACAAGACCACCTAATCCCAGGGGAGATTCCCCCGTGGCGTCCGCCGTCCTTCAGATACGGCCTCAACAGGGACCACAAGAAACATTCTTGTCGAGTTCTGCTGACATCGTGATTTACGGCGGAGCCGCGGGGGGTGGGAAAACCTTCGGCCTCTTACTTGAGACGACGCGCCACTTAGATAACCCCGAATATGGGGCCGTGATTTTTCGTCGGACGTATCCAGAGATCGCCATGAAAGGGGGACTTTGGGACGAGTCACGCAAGATCTATCCTGCGATTGGAGGCATGCCGAAAGAGACCACGCTCGAATGGGAATTCCCCTCACGCGCCTCGATCAAATTCGCCCACCTGCAATATGAGTCCGACCTGATCTCGTGGGGCGGCTCGCAAATTCCTCTCATCGCCTTTGACCAAATCGACACGTTCACCGAGCGCATGTTTTGGTTTCTCTTTTCACGTAACCGCTCGATGTGCGGCGTGCGTCCGTACATTCGCGCGACCTGTAACCCTGTCGTGGAAGATGATGCGGAATTCGGATGGCTGGCGACATTGATCGGCTGGTGGATCGATCCAGAGACCGGCTATCCGATTCCTGAACGGAGCGGCGTGCCACGATGGTTTGTGCGGATCAACGACGCCTTGCAATGGGACGAGAGTGCCGAGGCGTTGCGCGCGCGCTTTTCCTACCTCCCCGCCGACGACGTGATGCCCAAATCGTTGACGTTTATACCGGCCAAACTCTCCGACAACCTGATCCTCATGCGGAAAGATCCAGGGTATCGCGCGAACCTGCTCGCGATGCCGCTCGTGGAACGCGAGCGTCTCCTCGGTGGGAATTGGAAGGTGCGCCCGTCCGCGGGAAAGATCTTCAATCGTGCCTGGTTCGATGTGGTCGGCGCGGCACCGACGCGCTGCATCCGGCTCCGCTACTGGGACAAAGCCGGTACGCACGATGGCGGGTGTTTCTCGGCGGGCGTGCGCATGGCCTACGATGTCGACGAGGGCGGATTCTACATCGAGCACTGTCTCGCAGGGCAATGGTCAGCCCACGCGCGCGAGCAGGTGATCCGTCAGACCGCGGCACTCGACGGGCCTGATGTCGAGATCTGGATCGAACAGGAACCAGGCTCAGGGGGCAAGGAGAGCGCAGAGAACACGATTCTCTCGCTGCCTGGGTTCATCGTGCGAGCCGATCGTGTGACCGGCGACAAGATCCGGCGATCCTACCCGATGAGTGCACAGGCCGAAGCGCGCAACGTGAAACTCGTGCGAGGCGACTGGGTGGCAGAGTGGTTGGATGAGGCGCACAAGTTTGAAGAGAAGTCTGCCTATAAAGATCGTGTGGATGCCGCGGTGGGCGCCTACAATCAACTGGCGCCACGCGCCGCACGACGGTTTGACATTGCCGGAGGCGGGGCGGAACGACCCAGCGATCCGGTGCTGGTCGGCACGAACGGCGGCACGCAACTCGTCGATCCGTCGGTGCTCGCCTCCATTCATGCGCACGGGTTTCGACGATAGCGCCTCATCGTCAAGACCTCATTTCCTGCATGATGAGACACGATGAACGATAGACGAGGTGAGAAAAGTGCGCTACACTGAGCGCACGATCACGCTCGCAAGGGAGGGAAGCACGATGCGCGGACTCAGCCTGAAGTCGAGAGCCATGCTCGCGTGGAAAGCGATCACGACCCCGTTCTCACCTGAAGGCGCGCAAGCGGCACAGGGTCTCCTCGCAGGGATTTTGCGCGGGTCCGTGGGACCGATGCCTGCCCGCAATACGATTCAACTCCTCCACACGTTCAACACCTCACCCTGGATTCGCGCCTGTGCCGGTCGCGTGGCGGACGCGCGCGCCACGGTGCAGTGGGAACTCTACGTGGCGAAGAATAAAATCACGGGCCTCGCGCGGAGCGACATGGAATATGCGCAGAAGGCCAACCGCACGACGCGCCGGAAGATCCTGAAGGAGTTGCGCCGCGCGAACGAACTCAGGCCGATCGAGGATCACCTGTTTCTCGATGTCATGTCGAACAACAACGATTATTTTACGGGTCGTGACGTGCGCTGGCTCGGTTCGATCTGGTTCGATATTGTCGGCGACGTGTTTTACATCAAGGAACGCAATGCGGTGGGGGCCACGGTCTCGCTCTGGCCGGTGCCTCCGCATTGGGTCTCGAATACCCCGACGCCCACGAGGCCGTTCTATCGCATGTCGTGGGGTGGCTGGCAGACGGAGATCCCTGCCGCCGACGTGCTGTGGATGCAAAACCCGAATCCGGTGAATCCCTACGATCGCGGCACGGGCCTCGGCATGGCCGTCGACGATGAAGTGGCGAGCGACGAGTACGCCGCGAAGCATCAACTGGCCTTTTTCAAAAACTCCGCGCGACCGGACGTGCTCATCATGCCGAAAGAGGGCGGCAGTTTTACCGATCCGGAGCGCGAGCGCTTCGAGGAATTTTGGAATCAGGAATTGCAGGGGACGTGGAAGCGGTTCAAGCCGCTCTTCTTGAAGAACGCGGTCGAAGTCAAAACGATCGAGCAGAACTTTCGCAACATCCAACTGAAAGAATTGCGCGAGCACGAGCGCAACACGATTATTCAGACGTGGGGCATTCCGCCGGAGTTGTTCGGCATCATTTCGTCGAGCAACCGATCGACCATCGAACTCGCGCCGTTTGTGTTTGCGACGTATGCGCTGTTGCCGAGGCTCGAACGCGAGCGCGATTGCTATCAGTATAAACTCCTGCCGGAGTACGACGCGAAGTTGATCCTTGACTACGAATCGCCGGTGCCGGAGGACAAGGAATTCAAAGCGAAGATCATGACGGCACAACCGACCATGTTCAAGAAGAACGAATTCCGTGAACTGGCGGACATGCCGGAACTCGACGAATTCGGCGACGATATTGCGGAACCAGCCGCGGCGCCTCCGCCTGGGGCCGTGCCTCCGCCTGCGTCAGAGTCGGACGCGCACAAATGGTTTCGGAAGTTCAACGAGCATCATGCCCCGCCTGGTTCACCAGAGGGCGGGGAGTTTATCAGCGGGGACGGGGGGAGCGGGGACGGGGGGAGCGGTGGACATCGTGAGCCTGTGGCCTCGTCTCCCCATGCGTTCAAACCTGAATATGGTCCGATCAGTTACGCCTCGATGGGGTCATCGACGGTGAAGATCCGCGCGGACGGGCAGATCACCGTCTCGAAACCGAAAAGCGTGGACGAGGCACTCGCACAACTCGACACGATGCGAGCGATTATGCGGGCGGCATCGGACGATGCCAAGGCCGCGACACCAGGGACGCTCGTCCGTCAAGGGACGGCCATGCGCGAGTCTCATGCGATGCGACAACTCACGCGCGCGATGGGATCGGCACAAAAAATCGTGACGGCGTTTCGGCGTGGGAAAGGGACAGAGGACGCCATCATGCAGAAGTTAGAAGCCTTGCTGCGTCGCGTGGCAGAGGAATTCGGCGTGGAGCCGAGCGATCCAGACGAGCCAGAGGACGAGTTCGTCTATCTGTCACCGGACGCGCAGAAGATGCAGCGCGTGGTCGACGACCTCACGGACGAGGATGTGGCGCACCTGGCCGCGAGCATCGACAAACTCTTAGCGCGATGAGGCGACATGCCGAGTGCGACGGATTGGCTCACACGCGCGCAACTGATCGAACGGCTGGCGTCTCTCAAGCGTGCGCTCGATCGCCGTCGGCGCCGCGACCAGAAGTATGCACTCGATCAACCGCGCGTCCCTGCGGGATCTCCTGAAGGCGGGCAGTTCGGCACGGTCGGCACGGTCAGCGATCTGGGTGGGTCACTCGACGATCTGCGCACGCCCGATCACGGATTCACCTACAGCATCATCACGCATACGATGCCGATCGTCGGCTATTCCGTGTCCGCGCACAAAGCACGCGAGTCGCTCACGCCTGCGTCGGCGATCACCCTCGACACGATCACGCGCTATGCGGCGGCGAATCTGGACCTGCTCCTGCGCGACGGCAACTGGATCGGGGCCTGGCACGATCCGGAGACCTCCCTCGTCAACCTTGATGTCGTGACTGTGGTATACTCCCAGGCTGAAGCGGTCCGGATCGGACGCGCGCACCAGCAGAAGGCGTACTACGACATCGGGCGCAAGCAAGTGGTGCTGATCGAACCTGAACCTGCCGCACGCGCGGCGCCCCACGGAGGGACACATGGCACAGAAACCGAACTACACGATCGTCGGGCAGCGCATTGGTGCGCCGACCATCGAGGATCTGATCGCCCTCACGGTGCATCTGACCGGCACGCAGCCCACGCCGGAGGAAATCGCCCGCTGCACGATCACGCTCAACGAGGCCCTCGCCAAGTTTCCAAAGTAGCCGAGCAAACCCCTGCGCAAATCCTTGCGGCCTTGCGGCTCGCGCGTCGATTGGCGCGTGACTTGTACGGCGACTTCGAGGACTTTCGCGACACGCTTGCCATGGGACGCCTCGCGACCGCGATCGCGTCAGGGAGCCTTGAACTCCTCAACCGCGTCATCAACTGGTCCGTGCTCACGGATGCCCTCACGGCACGCCTCACGCCTGCGATGCAAGAGGGCTATCTCG